TTCCTGTTTTCAGTACAGTCTCTGCGAGTTTCTTGATCTCAAACTTTGTTATCTTTCCATCTTGCAATGCTTTGGTTGCCCATCCACCGACACTTCTGCCGACAGGGACAAGTACTGCAGTTGCAATTCCTGTGAAGTCTATTCCCATTTTTAGCATCTCCGAAGCAGCGGTATCTTACCTTCATGCTTCTTTATTGTTCGTTGTCTTCTTGCATGTGACAAGTGAGCTTCTGCACTAATAAAAGTTTTCTCGCAGATCTCGCACTCGAGTCCATGTGTCCATAGTGGCAGTTCTAGCACCTTGCCAAAAACTGCACGTATTGCTTGCATTATATTCATTGTTTTCTCCCCCTACATTTGTAGTGATTTGTCTTCATCAGTATCGATTTCATCTGCTTCTAGCAGCAGGTCCAGCACTTCTTCATCTTCATGAATTGCCATGGTCCGGTCTGATACCTCTTTTAAAATTCCTTGTTGATGTTGTTTGATTTCATTGATTGCACTGTTGTGATCATTAAAAACCAGTGTTGATGATGATTGTCTATGTCTGGGATCTGCTTTGTGCTCATCATTGAATATGTGTTCTGAGTATACTTCTCCATCGTCTTTGACTTCCATGAAGACTATTCTTTCATCCTGGTCCGGAGTTCGTTTATTTCTTGGATACTTGTCCAGGTTAGCAATGAGTTCCTTTGGTATGTCATCGAAGTGTCCTTTAAAATCTTCATGAAGGAACTTATCTTTTTTGATGTTCTGTCTCTTTGTGATGTCTATGCCTGCGAGTTTCTTGATCTCTTCAGGATCCTCAATAAACTTTTCTATCCTGGCCTGCTTCTGTTGTTTGTTTAATCCCTTGTCGCCTCTACCATACTTGATCACAAAATCTTTGACCTTCTCCTTCCTGGCTTTCTTAGCTGAAGCTGATTTGATTGATTTGCCTCTCAACTTCTGCGGTCCATTCAGGATCTCTTTAAAGGTCTTCCTTGCCATCTTATATCTTATCCAAGTCTATTGTCTTGCCTACGTATTCATCCTTTACAGCGACTTCTGTTGCGAGCTGTTTGCTGTACTTCTTCTCGAGTAAGCTCTTGACTTCCTTCAGGTATCTTGGCTTCTGTGTTACAGGATCCAAGTATTTCTGCTGCAGTCCCAGTCCGAGATTGTCTTTTCCATAGTCGCATTCTGTTTCGACTCTCAGGTTTCCGTTGAGCTCATATACTTTTAAAATTTTTATTTTCATGATTCATCCCTCTCAATTGTCTATTTTGAATTTAAGTCTGACTTTCGCATTCACGAAGTCTGCACTTGCACTGTTCGGTGTTACTCTAACTCTCCAGTATCCATCTGTGTCTGGAAATGTTCCACCGTCTGTGATGTCCACATTCTCTTTGAGTGTGTCTGATAAGTATGCCACGCTGTATTTGTTGATCCAGCTGCTTCCGTTCCAGTAGTCTAGATAGATTGTTGCTCCTGTTGCATTCACACTTCCTGCATCTGAGACGCTGTCTCCGATTGATATGTGATTCAAGTCTGCTGCATTGACATCATAGGATCCGTCTGGGTGATTGTGACTTGCTGCCAAGTAGCTTCCATCCCCATGTAAGTGATCAACTGCATAGTATGATCCATCTGCATGGTCGTGATCTCTTGCAAGATATGAACCATCTCCATGAGTGTGACTGCTGTGATCATGCTCGTATATGTTTTGATGTACTCCGCTGCATATTGTAATGTTATAATTGTCATCCCATGCTCTGCACCATCCACTTGTGTTGCTTGAGCTGCTGTTTCCTGTTGTATAAACTGAAACTGAATTGTTGCCAATTGATGTTGAGCTGCTTGCACTTGATCCGCTTGCTGTTTGGACTGAACGATCTGCAGTCTGTGAGGATCCTGTTGCATTCATAAAATACCCACTCATCCTGGTTGTATAATACGTTGCACTTCCTACAATGTTTTCTTCGACATAAGCCAGGCTTTGATTAAATCTCACTGAATAATCCACTGTGTATGTTGCCCATACTGAGACTCCTGCAGCATCACTTGGCGTTGTGCTTGCACTTGTTCCATCAACAATTGCATCTTCATCTGCTGAAGTTCCATCTACGAGTGCATCATTGTTTGCACTTGAGCCACTTACTCCTGCATCTTTGTCTCCTGAATCATTCTGTACTTGAGGATCTGCTCCTGTGAAGCTTGCATCTCCGAACTGTGAGTTGTATGGATCGATGTCATAGTCACATTTCATCCATCGCACATCCAGGCTTCCGTCTTCAGTATCAAATTCTGGAGGCACATAAAATCCTACCTTTGCTGCATGACTTGAATCTCCATTGATTCCAGCTCCCCATTCATTGGTGACTGAGTTTCCCTGCATGTATGTTTGATCATCCTGCTTTTCTTTCTTAAGCCTGGCAATGATTTTGTTCTTTGTTTTCATTAAAGTCTTGAGCTCAGGGTTTGTTGTCTGCAGTGTGATGTATATATCTGATCCTTGTTCTCCTTCTTCAATTCCAACTATTCGCACTTCGTCATTGTTTACATCCTGGTCCAGTGCATTGAGTGTGATTACATCTCCTAGACTTAAGTCATCTCTGTCTGGATTTGTTAATTCAAAATCGTATATGTTTGGTGGATCCTTATTGAGTGCTAGTTCTGCGGATGCAAGTCTGTTTGCTTCTCCGGTTGTCATGATGCTTTTATCCACCACGTTCATAGTGATTGTTCCGTATGCTGCTATGCTTGTTCCATCTGAGTCGCTTCCTTTGATCTGATTGTCTCCGTCTCCTTTGCCCCATACTATAATGTTGTTTCCTCTTGGGTATCCAATTGATCTTCTAACATTTGAGATCTCTTTTCCTTCATTCAAAACTGCGACGCTGGTTGTACTGCCTACGTGATTAAGTATGCTCATTTCCACTGGGCTTGCAGTGTAGTCCATGCTTATGTCTTGGCTTGTTTTGTTTGCCAGGTTACTGATTGCATTGAATAGACTTGTTGATGTTGCAAGTCTGAAGTCCATTGAGAATCCTGCATTAATTGTTCCTGCATTTATGTATGCACTCTCTGCAATTAGTTCTGAGAATATGGTTGCACTTGCTGTGCCATTCCATGGACTGTTTGAGTATGTTCCATTTTCTTTGGCCAGCCAGACTTCCCATCCGCTTGCATGAAACACTACAGTTCCACCGATGAAGTAGTCTGTGTTGTCGATTAATCCCTGGAAGTCAATTGTTCCATTCTTATAAATTGTTACAGTTGCACCAATCCTTAATAATTGTCTTGTGGTTGCTCCTGTTCCTGAGAATTTGAGTTCTGCTTCATTAACTTCATTTAGATTTTTGGTGTATCTCCAGCCAACGTCAGGTGTGACTGTTCCAGTCTCTCCACCATTTTCCACGTCGATTCTGTATAATGCCATTTTTAATCTACGTATCCATCTCTAAATTTCTTAGTCACACTGCTGAGATTGCTTGTTGTGACCGTACTGATGTTTGCTGCTGCTGCAAGTTGTATGATCCCGAAGCCACCTGTTGACTGTACTCCTTTGGTTTGAGTTCCATTCAGTTCAACGTATGCATACTCTGAGACATATATTCCGCTGCCTGAGTTCACCATCTCCACCAGTTTGTATGTGAATGTGTGGCCTGTAGTTAGAAGTGCAGCTGCAATTGTGATTTCGTTTCCGAGTGCGTCTGCTATGACCACGTCTGATGCTCCGCTTGTGATTGTGCCTGTTATTTCAGTTATGAATGTTTGGATGTTTCCTGCATTTGTTCCACTCGTCTTTTCTGTATCTCCAAATAGTACAGGTATAAAACTCTCAAATGTTGCAACGTAATCGATGAAGTTTGTTCTTCCGCCTGTGTGTGTTCTCTTGGCCTGTCTTCCTATGCCCAGGTGGAATTTGTCGCTCTCGAAGTATAACTTCTTGATCTTGATTGTTTCCATGAATTGTTTGCTCATTCCTCTCCAGTTGGTTATCTTAGTTGATCCACTGAAGTGTCCTGATAGAACTATGTTCTTCGGTGCTACTCCGCCACCGCTCACAACTATGTGATGCCTTTGGTATCCTATCTCTGTTAGTGTGTGATTGCTGTCAGTTGTATCGTCAAATACTTGCGGATTATAAGGCCATGTGAATGTGTCTGCTGTTCCTGTATAATTCTCTATTTTCATTACCATTTGTTTATCCCCATGTTGCATCCCACCACTGCAGGAACCATCCTCTTCGGTCTTCTGCAGCACTCATTGTTCCACCAGGTGTTCCTTGGAATCCTCTGTCTTTAATTTCTTTGATCGCTTTGTCATGTGCTGGACTGTTTGGATTTAGTTGATCTTCCCATGGTGCTTCATTTCCTGAAATGTCACTCCATATCTTTTGTGGGATCCTGTTTACTAATGTCTGGCCACTTCCGTCTGTGCCACCATTTGCAATGCCTTCTCCGCTCTGCATGCCTGTGTATCCTTGAAGTTTATCTACCAGGTATGTTGCTCCTTTGTATCCTGCATATGCGATTCCACCAAGAACTGCTAAGTATCCGAATGCTGCCAATAAACTTGCACTCACTGTTGCTCCGCCCATGACTCCAACCAGTGTGCTGATTGATGCGATGCCTGATAGAATTGTCGGTCCTAGTGCTAGTCCTGCAAGTATGCCTACAAATAAACCCGGGTTGTCTGCAGCCCAGTTCCCAATCTTCTCAAGCCATGGCCACAGTTTCTCTCCAACTGCTTCTGCCCAGTCTAGAAATTTGCCAGCTACTTCTCCTATTTTTTCTTTGTTAGAATCAACCCACACCGCCATCTTGTCAAGTAATCCTGCCACTCTTTCAAATGCAGGGGCCAGTGCTTCTCCTAGGCTTCTTTGGATCTTTCCAAATGCTACGCCCATCTTTGCCAGTGCTGGTGCAACTGCTGGTGCTTTGCTTGCGATTCCAACCATTGCTGCAGCTCCTGCCATTCCTAGTTTAATCATACGTTTGGCCAATCGACTCGCTTGCAATGCTACTCTTTTCAAATCAGAACCGAAGCTCTTTGTCCGGGCCTTTGTATCAGACATCTTCATATTGAGACGTACGAAGCCTCTGTCTATGTCAGTCATATCCATAGTTCCACTGATCTTCATGCTGTTCATTCCAGCCATACTTCCGCCTTTTGCTGCCATTAGATTTGCCTCGTAGTGTTCATTTTTTTGACCATTTGTTCATTAAAACTTGACTTTGTTCATCATATCTTGAACTTTCCTATTTCGTTGTTGCTTTGAACTCACTGCACTCTTGATCTCCATGATCTCCTGGATGTCTGAGAGTTTGCTGCGATTGAATTCCACTGGGCTGATTCCACATTCAAAAGCAATTGACTTCCACCATAGAAGTTTGCTCTTCGGGTTAGTGATGATGAATCCCTCATCTGCATGAGAGACTTCAATCAGCCTCGCTAGTTTTTTACTGCTTTAGTATCGGGTTCGTCCACCTTCTTCATTGCATTAATGATCTTATCAAAAATGCCAGGCTTCAGTCTTCCGATGAATTTGTATCTCTCATCTGTGTTTAGGTCCTTCCAAGGTTTTGGAACTCCGATCACTTTCTGAATGTTCTCTTGTGTGTATGGTACGACGGACAGGTTCGCAAGCTTCTTCTTATTGTAAGCTCCCCAATCAATCGCTGTTGTCTTATCTGCTTTGATAATCATGACATCTTTCAGCCATTCATTCTCATCGCCACCAGTTACTGGTGTGTACATAAATTTTCGTCCTTCAACATCCAGCTCAACTGGCTTGTCTTCAACGAAGTCGTTTTCGTATCCCATGTTCTTTTCCCCTCATTAATATGTAGCTATGTCGTCTCTTGCAACTACGCTTGTGAAAGCATCGCATGCCCAGACTACATCCACGTTTGTGACTCCTTCTAGATTGGTACTTGCAACTGCTCCAAGCACATAAAACGCACCGAATGTGATCAACAGTTGATCGTCTCCTGTTCCGTCCTTATCAAATAAAAGAGTGTTAGTTCCTGCAACAACTGTTCCTGCGTCCCAGTAATCAAAGAAGGTTTTGTCCTTGATGTTCACATTGAATCTTCCTGTGATCCTGAATGTCTTCGGGATTGGTTCTCCGAGTAATTCGTCGTATGTAGTATTGCAGTACCTGGAGTCTGCTTCATCGATTCCATTGTCGATGTTGATCTCTCCGTTGTTGACTTCCTTGATTTCAGTTCCACCAATGACCCATTTAACACTTCTGTACTGGTATCCATCTTTGGTGATGTTTCCTGCACTCACAGTTGTGACTGTTGATCCTTGGGTCACATCTTGTCCGACGCATGAAAGTGCGACAGTTATCCAGCCTTCAGTTCCTTCGCCAGATGCTTTTGCGAAGTTGACTGTTGCGGATTTAACTGCGTTGCCAACTACTGTCAATACGTGTGGTGTGGTATGTCTTTTATCCCATTCCATCTTGTATGATAAGATTGCATTTCTCTGTGTGAATGTGTGTATCTTTGGTGTTGTTCCAGAGTCTACAACTGTCATAAGGTACTTTAACCATACCCAGTTTACAGGTACGAAGTTCATTGTATAAGGCAGCTGCTTTGGTCCTACAACTCTTCCCTGGACGTTTCTGTCATCTGCTCCTGCAGTTAGCTTCTCTTGCCATCCTCTGGACCAGTCAGGTTCTACTGTGCAGTTCAATCCTACGATTTCTCCGCTTGCTATTGTTCCGCCTGTAGCCCATGCAGTTTCAGCTACCCAGACCATTCTTTCTCTTTTTCCGATTAAAAATTCATTAAATACCATTGTTTTTTACCTCTTAGCTTATTCTTCCCAGGTCTAGTCCCTTCAATAAGAACTCTACCACTTTGTGATGGCATTGGAGTTCATCGTCGAATGGCAAGTCTGGGGGCATGCCAACAGGGTCGTATCCATAAAGTGCAGGGAATAACTCAGACTCGCTATCTTCGAATGCCTTTGTCACCTGCCAGGATAGATACTCTGCTAGATCTTCTCCTGTGTATTTATCTCCGTCAATTGTGAAGATTTGATTGTTCTGTTTCTCTTTGCACCAAATGTCTACCTGGACTCTTGGCGTTCCTTCCACTGGTGCTTCATAGTTTCCTTGTCGCACTCCAGGGATCCCAACCATTAAAACATTCATTCTTGGGAATGATAATGCATCGAGTTTCTTTGTTGCTTTGTCAGGGAAGATCCAGTCACTTGATGTTTCTCCGAATGTTATGATCACTTCTTCTCCGCCTGCCATTGCTGTAAAGAATATAATTTGCTGCTTCTTTGGATCTATATAGAAATCTCGCCACTTCACAGATGTCACTGCATCGATTGTGACTGTGTCAATATAAGAATATGATTTTCCTGTTGTTGGTACCAGCTGGAATGTTGTCTGTCCTACCGCTGCACTTGCAGTTGTGTTGATTTTAGAAGTAATTCGACCACGTGGGTCTGTAATGTTTTTTCGTAGAAAATCTACGATTATTGTTTTCGGACTTAGGTATGCCATATTCGTTTGCCTCTTGGCTGGATACTTTCATTTGTGAAGTTTGGATTGCCTCTTGGCCTTCACAATAGTATTAATCCATACCAGTTTATTTAAACTTTGTTATGTTCGAGCATTATAAAAAAAGGTTGAGGAAGCATGCCTTTTGCGTTTCCGCTAGAAATCCAGAGACACACCTGCCCCAACCAAAAAAGGGGGGGATTATGATTTCATAACTTGTCTTTTAATCATTGGAAGCCATTTGATTTGTACTTCATGCAGTGCTGGCCTGAAGAATGGTTGTGCATTAACTCCATGCGTTCTGATCTTCTCCTGGACATACTTTGCGAATGCTATTTGATGTCCTTCATCTGTTGCTATGCCTTTTCTCTTGACCCAATCGATGAGTGGTTTAAGTGGCACGTTGTGTGGCCTGTTTCCATACTCTAGGTCTGCTCCGTATGATACTCCATCATAAAGTGTGTATTCTGAATGTCCTGGCTCTAATGGTTGCAGATTGATTCGACTCTTAAGCATTCCACGATCCACTGGTGCTTTGTTCTTGGCCAGCTCTTCCATCTTGACCATGGCTCTGAAGAGTACTTCCTTCATTTGTGCCTTCACATGTTCTTTAGATTGCTCCAGGTCAGGAGTTTTGGTCTTGACGGTTATCTTCATGATGTTCCATCCAGGTTGATGCTCTTGACGATTGCAACCCTATAAACTTCTGTTCCTGGTTCCCACCATTGCTTCAGTATCTTAACGACTCTGAACTGTCCTGTGTTTCCATCGTTATCATAGAGTTCCTTGTCTGTGATGATGTCTCCTTCCTTCATCTCGTAAGAAGTCACCACGCCACCTGATTGCGTACTGTAGCTCGGCTTAAAATAGAATTTCCTATTGCCTGGGACTGCCAATCCCATTTCGTGTACTTTTCGATCTTTAATTGTGATGTCCTGGAACATTCCATAAATCATAAGGCTTGTTGGATCTATATCTGTGACATGGCCCATGCTATCAACTGTATCTTCTTCTTGGCTGATAAAATAAACATCTCCATGTTCTAGAACTATTGCATTGAAGTCTGCTGCAGCATCAGCTGGGAATGTATCGTCATCATAGTAGTAGTCAAACTTCGATACGTCGAACTTGACATCGTTCCTTGTTTCATACTTTGTGATTACGATTCCCATGGTATATCCCTCTAAATTGGAACACAGCCATCATTCGAGCAACTGTATTGTTGTCCCCATACTCCAGGTCCATCTTGTGGTGTTTCTGGCTCCTCTGGGGCATCTTCTGCTGGGTCCTGGACTAAGTCTTCAAGATTGATTCCATTTGCCTCAGCGTACTCTACAATTGGCTGCCATGTTCCTTTTGCACCTTCATCTGTGTTGCATCGCTTGTATCCTTTCGAATCTAGTTCGTTTGGGTATCCGGTGTATTCTGTTCCGCTCAGTCTTGCGAACTCTCCTGTCTCCAGGCTTACGTCACAAATATACCAGTTTTCCAGAGCATCTTCTGCTCCGCCAAGATCAACCACTGAGCCTGCACCTGCTGCAAGGATCATCATGATCGCTGTGATTACATAATTAGTTTTAGCATCATATTTGTCTGTCATCTTAGTACCCCACCCATACACAATTAACATTTGCATCATGCACTGTTGGATTTGTAGTATCATCTACATTCTCCATCATTAAAGTCAAGTCATCACCTGCTGTAAGACTTAAAACACAAGATCCTGCTGCGACTCCAACGTCTCCGCCTGCTCCGAGTTTTCTTTGGATGTGACACATTTGGCTTCTGACTCCATTTATTCCAATTGCTGCATGGAATTCAATGTTGTTTCCACCACTAAATGAATCACTGAATCCACATCTATAAACTCCAGTTTCTGGAACTGTTAAGACTCCACTTGAATATGTGAATCCATTAAGCTCTCCAACAGCCATGTCTACTGTGATGTTATAATAAACATCTGATGCTGCGAATGTTGTTGCTGTGGTTGAGTCGTATGTATACATCTCTCCATAATAACTGTTTAAAGTGCTCACGCCTGTCGGTGTATCAATAGCTTTTCCAGTTCCATCTTGCTGAACCAATAATGCTTGCTGATCATCGCCTGCGTTATCTTGTGTTATTATAACAAGAGGAGACGCAGTCACCGCTGAAGCATAGTCTCTATAAAAAACATTGCCACCATTTGGAGTTCCATATCTTTGACCTAATAAAGTATAATGTGTTGAGCCACTACCGAAGTATCCTGCTGTTGCTCCTGTTCCTGTTGTTACAACATTAAGACCATATTGCGTGGCTGTTGAGGCTTCTGAATCAATGTTTAATCCTATTCCATTGCCATCTTGATCTACTAATACTCCATCACCAACACCTGAATTTTCAACTGTTAATCCAAACCCTGCAGTAGTTATTTTTTGAGCCCAGTTAGATGTGCCATCTTGTATCACAACTAAAGCTTCTTGATCGTCTGCAGCGTTATCTTGAACGATTCTGAACATCTCACCACCTGTAGTTCCTGAGTCTGCGTTTCTCTGCATGTACCAAGTTGGATTGTCTGATGTTAATTGTTGTCTGAATGCTTGATCTGAACTTGCTGCAAAGTCGAATACTCTTCCACCTGCTCCGCCCATATCAACTTTAACTCCTAAACTTCCAGTTGAAGTTGCTTCACTATCAATGTTTAATGCAATTGCATCACCATTCTGATCGATAAATACTCCTGCTCCTGGACCTGAATTTGCAACTCTCAAACCCAAGCCAGTTCCAGTTTGATCAATATATATTCCTTCTGCTGTTCCATCTTGCTGGATTTTTAAAGCTGCCTGATCGAATAGTGGATTGTCTGCTTCAATATATACAAGAGGATTCGTCGCTGCTGCATCTTCATTTGAATAAACATTTAATCCAATACCATTGTTTGCTGTGTTCTCAATGTTTACAGCTCCAGCTGTTCCTGTATCTCCATCTTGGTTTATTGATATAGCACTTCCTGTTCCATCGTTTTCAAGCAAGATCGCATCTCTAACACCAACACCTTTCAAAATGTTTAATGCTCTGCTGTCACCTACTGATTGAACAAACAATCCATATCCTGCATCTCCTGCATTGATCACTGAGATCCCATTTAAGTTTGTGGTTAATTGAACCGCATTTCCTGTTCCATCTTGTTGAACTTTCAAAGCTGGCTGATCATCAGTTATATGATCTTGCTCGATGAACATAACAGCTCCAGCTGTATCTGCTGCATCAAGATTTCTAAAAAAATAGTTTGTTCCTGTTGCTGTAGCTTTATTCTGTCCAATTCCTGTTGTTGAAAGACTTGATAAGTCTCTATAATAATATGCTGCTCCGCTTGCATCGTTTGATTGGTATACTCTGATTCCTTCGCCAGTTCCTGCATTATCAACATAGATTCCTCGACCATTTCCATTCTGATCTATTTGTAAACCTTCAGCTGCTCCATTGTTTTGAACAAAGATTGCTTCTGCAATTCCATCATTCTGAATGTATAAAGCTTCTTGATCAAATGCAACATTGTCTACTTCGACAAATACTAATGGTTTATTACTTGTTCCATCAACATTTGAATAAGCCCACATTGCTTCATTAACTGATAAAGTATTTTGTTTTAAATATATTCCAACTCCTGATCCATAATTTGATACGCTGATTGCATTGCCTGCTCCATCTTGTTGAACAACCATTGCTCCTTGATTGTCACCTGCATTGTCCTGGATTACTTCAAAGACAACATCATCTGTGCTTGCACTTGCTAAATTTCGATAAAAGTATCCTGTATTTCCTGTTACTCCTGTTTGAACAACATCAAGAGTTCCTGCAATACTTGTGTCTCCTGTGTCTATATCCACATTGAAAAGTGCAGCTGTATTGTAATTTTTACTTATGATATAATCTGCTCCGTCTCTGTTGCTTGCGTGAGTTCTAAGATCCCAGTTTGTAGGATCGCTCATGTACATAACCCATCCAACACTTCCTGCTGTGTCATTAAAGAATCTAATGTTTCCACTTCCACCTGATCTCTTGATGTCAATTCCTGATCCATCTATGACTAGGCCATTGATTGTTGTTCCTGCACCTGCTACATCCAAGTATGCTGATCCTAAGACATCCACTGAAACTGAATCTATATCCACAACATTTGTTGTGCCTGCTCTTATAGTCCATTTGTCCAGTGAGTTTGCATAATTGATTCCACCGATGTCTGCATCGTCTGGGTCACCAACATTGATTCCAACTGTGTTTCCTGTTCCACCAAGTATTCCAAGATAAGTTGTGCCTGAGTTTTCGAAGCATCCTCTTGTGCTTGCAATACAGTCTACTCCAGAGTCTGCATTTGAGACATGAAGTTCTGCTGCGGATCCATCTGCAGTTCCTATCTCCACATTGCCTGTGAAGTTATATGGTCCTGCTCCAGTATCTCCTGAATTTAATAAGTATACATCGCTGATTGCGGTGCATGTGATTGTGTCTCCTATCTGTGTTGCGAATGTATCTGCAGGACATGCTGTTGGATAGTTCTGATTGTCTGTCCAGTTCTGTGCTCCTGTGAATTCATTTGCTGTAATAAGACCGCTTGCTGTGATTGCAGCGAAGTCTCCTGGAGTGTCTATTCCATCCCAGTAATTTGAAGAATTAACATTAAGGTTTGCCTGGCTTGTCTCTCCATCCCAAGTTGTTGCACTGTCTGCATTGCCTGTTAATGGTCCGACGAATGCTGTGCTTGTGATGCTGGTTGCACTTCCTATTGTTCCGAGTGCTGTGATGTCCAGTGGTGTGTCTAGTGAGTCCCAGTAGTTTGAGCTGTTGACATTAAGATTTGCTTGTGATGTCTCTCCATCCCAAGTGGTTGCTGTTGCTGCAAGTGTTGATGTATCTGAGTGATTAACATTCAGGTTTGCTTCGTCGCTTGAGTCCAGGACAATGTTTCCGCCCTGGTATATTGCTGTTGCGTTTAGATCTGCTAAGTTATAAGCTGAATAGCCCATCATGTCCACGTCTCCTGCTGGAGTCCATGATCCTATAAGTGTTCCATAGAAGTATGTCGCATTGATGTTTGTTGCGTTATAAATGTCATTAGTTCCCATCTCGAGATTCTCATCTACTCTGAAGGGTCCTGCCATTACCATGCTTGCACATAGCAAGACTGTGATTATGATTCCGATTAGTTTGTTGTATTTCATTGTGTGATCACCTTCTTCCAGTCAGACGCTCCTGATGTTCCCATCGAGATGTACATCTTTCCGCTTGTTGAGTCAATATAAATGTCTCCTATGTTGTCCGGTGCACTGGTTGGTACGCCTGCAGCAACAGTTCTGATTGCTCTCGTCTTTTGGTCAGTGACCATTGCGTTCCACTCTGATGAGGGGAAGTTATCTTCTGCTACTTTAGTATCGTCCCATGCCATTTTTAGTCCACCATTATTGAAGGTCGAGGTCTGATTCTTGATTGCCTCATTTTCCTTTCTTTTAGTAGCTTCTCAACTGATTCTCTCCAGTGCGTGTATGGTACTCCTTTTGTTACCTGGAGGTCTCCTAGTTGGTAGCTTGCGTTGAATGTGTATGTCGCTCCTATAGCGTTGATTCCGCAGCATATTCCTGCTTCGATTAACATGTATTTCTTGATGTGTTGTGGGATTTGAATCTTAACTACAATGCTTCCTATTGCGTGTGCCTGGACCAGTTGATCAACAACTATGTTTGTGCCTGCAGGTGCTGCAGTGATTTGTGCTGTCTCTCTTTTTCCATCCATCCCATAAATCTCTACCCAGTCATCTTTTGCAAGTCCTGTGATTGCGGTGACTGGTACTGTGACAGTGGTTCCAACTGCAACTGCTGCAGTGGTGTCTGTGTTTGTAGTGCTTTCTTCAAGCATTCCATATAAGTATTTGACGTATGTGTTCTGTTGTCCTGAAGTGAAGGTTGCTGCTTCAGCATTTACGCCTAGCCTAATCTTGCCACTTGCTTTGGTCCAGTTCACATTTGATGGTGTGATTAATGATGTTGTATTGACTGTGAGTGCTCTTACTGAAAGGATTGGGTTCTTCTTCACAAACATTCGACCTGTGCTGTTTCCATCCACTATGTCGATCTTAACTGTTGGAACGAATGCTGTGTTGATCCACCGGACCATCTCTGCTTCTACTTCGGTGATGTACTGAGTGATCTCATCATCTGAGATTAAATCAGCTTGAGCTCCTACAATTGCTCTTACTTCCGTTATAGTTATGTATGTCATTTGAAATGCTCCTTTATATCTAGTTTTATTTCCTTGATGTCATCATGCATGTCGTCAAGTTTCAATGCGGTTGTTGCCTTGTTTGTTTCTAACTCTGCAATCCTAGTATTTACATCTTCCGCCCATGGTTTATGATCCGTTGCTACTTGCTCATAGGCATCTTGAAGATGTGCTACATCTGATTTAATTGTGACTCCGTATGCTACTACTGTGCTGACGAATGTAAGAAACATTATCAATAATGTGATCGCTGCAAAAGTACCCTTCTGGATAATGAATCCACCGTTTCCGTCGCTTTTCATGCCAAGGACCTCAGTTAAATGCTTCTTTGATTTTTGCATCTACGTCATCCCTCTTGTGAATCTCTTCACCTTTAGTAATGGCTTCTTTCAGTGCTTCCTCTGTAGGATGTTCCGCAATGATCTCTTCAGCTGATTTCTTGCCCACTCCATTAATGTCAACCAATTTCTTGAAGTATTCCTTTGCTTCATCGATTGGTTCAGCATCCGATTGATCTTCTTTTGCCTTTTCATCTTTGGCACCACCAACTGCAGTCAATGCAGTGTTCTTTCCTGAAGCCCATGGTATGTCCACAGTCTCAGTTGGTCTCACGTTGTTCCAGTCATATCCTTCTGTCAGAGTACCTGTTCGGTACTTAACATTTTCTTTGGTGTTGTTCTTAAATTTCATCTTCAGTATTCCTCCACGTATACGTCTACGACGCATGCTTTTGAGTCTCCGCCTTGGGCTACTGTCAATTTAAGATGACTGAAAACACAATACTCTTTGTATATGTTTCCTGTTGCTGTCAGTGCCCCCCCGGTGTTAAGTGTTGCCAGAACCAATGGTCTTACGACCACGTCATCTGCTTGATTAGTCAAATTTAGAATTGTCTGGATAACAACGTCATCCGGTGTCGTGATTGTAATGTCTGCAGTGTCTGCAAGTCCACCGACGTCTGCGACGATAGTGTGAATCTTTCCTCGGGCCACTGTGCCTGAAGTCACAATTAATGATCCATCTGCTGCTGTTGTTCCTTTTAATCTGTATCTAGTTAGTTTCGTTGCCATTTATGGTACCTCGTATGTTGGGCTGTATGTCGCCAGTTAGGTTGATTTTTGTGAGTGTGAATTAAAAAATAAAAAAATTATGTACGGGTTTATTCGTACACGAATCTGCTGATCTTCTGCTTTGCAATCCACAAGGATCTTGCTGCAGCTGCCAATGCCTGAACTCCAATGTATGGAATAAAATCCACGTCATCTGTTAATGCTCCGGACCTGTACACTTCTTTGTTATTAATAAAGAAATGTGCGTATCTGTCTGCATCAATTTCGATTCTGAAGTAGTAGTCTTGACTTGCAACGACTGGGACTCCACTGTCTAGTTCCACATCTACTCCACCAATTGAAGCGATGATCATCCAGTTTGTGTCTGCGTTATCAGTATCAAACTTGAAGTATGCCTGGTCTGCATCTGTTGCAGTTACCGGATCATAAGTCAGTTTTAATCCTGCCCATATCAGAGTTGTCAGTATTGCTGAGTCTGTCTTGATCACAGTTTCCCATTGAGTTTGATTCTCTGTTCCCCATAAGACTCCAGTCCAAGCTGTTTGTTTGGTATCTAAATGTGGACATACATACATCTGATCGTTGTCTGCACCTGCAGTTGTCAATTGGATTGCTCCAACAGTTGTTGCGAAGGTACAGTCTGCTGTGACTGCATTTGTTCCGAGAATCTCGAAGTGTTTGTTCGCTGCTGCACTTGCCACTTTGATTGTGGTGTTTGCTGCTGCTGTTGCATCTGCATCACTGAATGCTGCGTTGATCACTGCATTTAATGCAGGACATTGTGAAAATTCTTCTGTTAATACATATCTCCTTGAGCCTTCGATTACAGGTTTATTTAATAATAATACCTGATCCCATTGATATGGCCCCAAGGTAAAAGGCGACCTTGCTGGCCCCTTTGAACTTCTTAATCCATTTGCCATTTGATTCATCTCCGAGCTCTTGAGCTCATTTGTGTTTTTTGAATGTAATTAAAAAAAAATAAAAAAATTTGGTAGACCTTTACAAGTCTGCCATTACGTAAATTGTCCTTGCCTCATTATCAGTTGAGCCTGGAATTGTGAGAACTCCTGCTGTAGTGATTGCTGCGACAGGAAGCCATCCGTCAGTTGCCGCTTGACAACTGGCTTGGACTACCTTGTCCGCTGAGATAATTGAACTTACATCTATAGTGTCTGCATCATCAGCTGTTGCAGGAGTCACGATCTTATACACGTTGTATCCTACTTGTGGCTGTTGAGTAACAGTACAATCTCCGATTGCTATTGCTGCCATTTTCTTTGCACCTCTATGCGATGTTGTCTATGAAGCTGTTGAAGCTTGGTGCTCTTAATATAAGGCACTCATAGATTTTCAGCATGAACTTGCTGCTGTCGTTGGTTTTAGCCAGGTCTTCGTATGTCATATCCTGCAAGACTCTCATTTCTATGAAATCAGTGTCCAGGAAGAAGATCTGTTTAGCTCCTGAAGTGTTACTCAAGAACATGCTCGGAATTGCTGGGATTGGACCGACCATTGTTTGAAGGACCAGTTGTGGTGGTACTCCGAATGGTAGCTCTGCTCCTTGGGTCAAGTCGCTTGGTCTGAAGTTGAAAGTATCAATCATGATTTTTCTTAAATCAGTTATGACACTTGAACTTGCAACTGCTAACTTTGGCCTTCCGCCATCGTCGAATGCTGCTTGCACAGTTTCTTCGACGTCATCCCATGTCAGTGCTGCACTGTTCAAGTCAGTTTGATTTGTAGTAGCTTGCTGTGCTACGATTCCATCGAACTGAGTTGCGTCAGTTGCAACTGAGCCATTGATGATCAGGTTCTCTTCTAGCTCTTTAAGTGCTCTTGCTTTCACAAGTACTTCAGTTTGCTTTGCGTTTGGTGCTCCGCTGTTGCTGAATGTGCCTTGGCCCATACCAGTTCCAGTTGGATTAAATCCTTCAAGCATGTATGATGGCATTGCTGCCTGCATTGGCCCTAGGACTCTTCCGACGCTGTATAAGAACTTGATTGCCTTAGATTGTCTGTCGTATGTGTCATCAGTTTCAGGAAGTGCTGCGTCTGCAAGTGCTGTGTATCCGCCACCTTTTGCTGTTATGATGTTGTAATCCGCAGTTAAACCGAAGTTTGTAACTCTTGGGATCATCTCGACAAGTGGAGTCCACTTTCTTGAAGTATCCACAATTCTTGGATCTACATATACAGGAACTAATGCGTACCCTGCTGTACCTGCTCCGCCTGTAGTTGGACCAAGTGCTTTCTTAGAAATCAGGGATTTCATACCTGCTTCCATCGTTGACTTTAATTGTGCCCTCATATCAAAGGACTTCTTTTCTGCTCCTGCTTTTTGTTCGTCTGCACTGAATCCTGCGACCCATGGATCGACGTATCTAGTACCGTTAGGTAGGTTTCCAAAGCTGGATTTGTATGCTGTTTCATAATTGACTATCATTTTCCATACACCTCTTAGATCATGTCAAGTGGTCCTACCATTGCTGGTTCGCCACTCTGACCGCTTTTGTCTTCGTTGTTTTCCGCTCCTGATCCTTTGTGCTGTGCTTTTTCAAGTACGGCCT